TCACCGCAGAGGGTTTCCTTTCATCACTTGAGCAAAGTGCGGAAATGGAATCACCTGTTTCATATTCAGGATCAATCACATTGACTGGCACAATCACTGCATCAGATAAATCATAATGAATTGAGCGCAATTTGAGGGGATTGCGCTTTTTATTTTTTTACTATGGCAAACAAACAACGGGGATACTATTCCATTAAACTTGGCGGAAAGGTGCGTAAATTGCATTTTTCAATGAACTTTTGGGCAAACTTCACTGATACATTAGGCATTTCACTTGATAAGATTGGTGATATATTTGGTGAAGGAATTTCACTTGGCACAATTCGTGCGCTTATTTATTCCGCAATCCTTGCTAATGATCAAGAGGAGGGAAATGAAATTGATTACAACGAATTTAAAGTTGGAATGTGGCTTGAGGATTTACAAGCGGAAAAACTTGAGGACATTGTGAATGCAATGATGGAATCCAGAGTGCTTGGCAATGATTTGAATCAAGGTGTGAAGCGCAATGTTGTGAAATCAACAGAAAAAAAAACGAAACCTTAACTCCCGAAAAACTCACTTGGGATGATTTGATGGATTATTTCATCGGTCAAGTAGGGATTGATCCTGATAAATTTTGGAAACACACTTGGAAGGAAAATCACCTTTTGGGTGAATCATATTACATTGCCAACAATAAGGAGTGGGAACGCATCCGATATTTGGCAGCAATGGTGTACAATGTGAATGCTCAAAAACGTTCACAAATGATTGATCCTGAAAAGTTGTTTTCATTGCCTCAAGATATATATGCCAAAATGGAAAAGAATCGACCAAAATCCACAAAGGACAAATACAATTCATTTTTAGACAAAGTCAAATCAGCGACATTTGATAAAAAATTAAAGATGTAGGATTTTTGTATTTTTACATCTAAATTCTACGGATGGCAAATAATCAATTGAAAGTTACTTTATTGGGTGATGCATCGAAACTGAATGCAACACTCAAAACCGCATCAGGGCGGTTGAAATCATTTGGTAAAAGCACAACCGCAGTTGGCAAATCACTTCAAACAAGATTAGCATTGCCATTGGCATTGGCGGGTGGTGCTGCAATCAAAATGGCAACGGATTTCGATAAGTCAATGACAAAGGTTAAATCGCTTGTGGGAATTGCAGGTGATGAGGTTGATCGTATGGGTGCAACCGCTAAAACAATGGCAAAGGAATTTGGTGTTTCATCAGCAAAGGCAGCTGAAGCATTGTTTTTTATTACATCAGCGGGATTGCGTGGTGATGAGGCAATGCAAACATTGGAGGCATCTTTGAAAGCATCAGCGGTTGGATTGGGTGAAACTGCAACGATTGCAGATTTAGCAACCTCCGCAATGAACGCATACGGATCGGATACACTTGGTGCATCAGATGCAACGGATATATTGACCGCTGCGGTGCGTGAAGGTAAATTGGAGGCAAACGAATTGGCGGGTGCTATGGGTGCAGTATTGCCAGTGGCATCAAATATGGGTGTTTCATTCAATGAAGTTGGTGCAGCATTCGCAGCAATGAGCCGAACTGGAACTGATGCAAGGGTTGGTGCAACTCAATTAACTGCAATACTTTCGGGATTACTCAAACCAACTGAACAAGCGGAACAAGCATTGAATGCAATGGGATTATCATCCGCAGGGTTAAAACAACAAATCAAGGATGAAGGTTTGTTGGCTACATTAAACACATTAAAAACCGCATTTGATTCCAATGCAGATGCAGCGCAAGTTGTATTCCCAAACATTCGGGCATTGAAAGGGGTGTTGGATTTATTGGGATCAGGTGTTGAGGTGAATCGTGGCATATTTGAGCGAATGAACTCAACAATGGGAATGACACAAACCGCATTTGATGCAACCGCTCAATCCGCTGAATTTAGATTGCGCAAGGCAATGAATTCATCAAAGGAATCATTTGCACAACTTGGCGCAACTTTACTCACTGGATTTTTGCCAATATTCCAACAAGTTTCAACCGTAATTCAAAACGTATTTAAAGCATTTTTCAATTTGGATGAAGGCACTCAAAAACTCATTTTGGGATTGGGTGCATTCGCAATTGTATTGCCAACAATTATCACGTTGGTTGGTGGTTTAGTTAGCGCAATTGGCTTTTTACTTTCACCTGTTGGATTGGTTGCAGCTGCATTGGCGGGTGTTGCTTTTATCATATATAAAAATTGGGGTGAAGTGTTGCCAGTTGTGGTTGGTTTATACAATCAATTTGTGGATTTGTACAATGGATCGGAGGCACTTCGTAAAGTGATATATTTCCTCAAGGCAGCATTTCAAACAGTTTTCACATTTGCAAAAACGCAAGTGATGTTAGTAATCAATTCATTTTCAACAATGTGGAAACTCATCAAGGAGTTTTCCGAAAAGGGTTTCAAAGGATCATTTAAGCAAATTTTATCAGATGGGTTTGATGAATCTGTTGATATTGTGAAAAGTGCGGGTGAGGAAATTGGTGATAATTTTACCGATGCAATGAGTGATGCAGTTGGATCAACACTTGAAAAGAAAACTGTTGAGCAAGTGCAAGGCGCACTCACAAATGTGAAAGATCAAGTTTCTGGATTTGTTTCGGGATTGATTGGTGATGTTGGTGGTGGCGCAGGAGCTGCACCCGCAAAAGGCACATCGGGTGGTGGTGGTGGCGCAACTACATTGCAGCCAACTCACGGTTTTATTGGTGGGGTTGATTTACCTCCCGCAGAGCCACAAATTGAAAAGGTGAACAAAATTCGTGAGGCACTTTTAAAAATGGGAATGACAATGGAGCAAGTTCAGGAAACTGCATCCCTTGTTGGAAATGAAGTTGCGGGTGCTTTTAGCAATATGAGCGCAGGATTGTTGAATTCACTTGGGTTGGCTGAAAATGGATTTCAAGGTTTTGTGAAAGGGATGATTCAAGTTGTATTGGATTTAATTGCAATGATGTTGGCACAATCGATTTCAAATGCGATTGCGGGTGCAACTGCATCGGGTGCTGCAACTGGACCAGCTGCGATTTTCACAACTCCCGCATTCATTGCAACTGCGGTGGGTGGTGTAATGGCTGCATTTGCTGCAATTCCAAAGTTTGCTGATGGTGGTATTGTTTCAGGCACAACGTTGGGTGTAATGGGTGAATATACGGGCGCAAAACAAAATCCAGAGGTGATTGCACCATTGAACAAATTGGAGGCAATGATTGGCGGGAAACAAGCGCAACAAGTTAATGTTGGCGGTGAATTTAGAATTCAAGGGCAAGATTTGGTGGTTGCACTGCAACGTGCGGAACGCAATCGCTCACGATTAAAATAAAAAAATGGCATACGGGGTTAAGTATAGATTGATTTTTTCCGATATATTGGGCAACGGAAAAAAGGTTGAAATTTTGCAAGATGGATATACTGGTGAAGTTTTGCCAATGATTGGAACGGGTGATCCCGTACAAATCGAATGGGAGGGTGATGATGATTTTTATCAACCCATTGTCGGATCAAGTTGCACAATCAATCTATTAGTAACGGATGATGTTACCTATGATAATTTTTTCAAGGGAAATGAGGAGGAATATCGTGTGCAGGTTTATTATGATAGGAATCAATCGGATGTTTTTCAAGATCGTGTTGAGGCATTTGCCACAAATGCAGGGCGCATTGAATCGCCTGAATGTATTGAAAATGAACTCACACAAGGAAACACAATTCAAAGTGATTTCACAAAAAGGGTTTTGAATGATGGTGGCACAATAGACAATGAAAGTTGCATTGCAAAATCAATCACCAATTCTAAAACATACGATTGGCAAACACTTTGGGAGGGGTTTTTGTATTTAGATACTTATTCGGAGGCACTTGCAACAACTCCCTATGAAATATCCATCACCGCATTGGATGGCTTGGGATTGCTTGATGTAAACGATTCAAGGGCATTGAATGCATTTGTGAATCCATTAACAGAGGATTCAAATTATGGTGAATGGTATTACATTGCTGAAATGTTGCAGGAATTTAATAAGGATGCAAGCGCAGTTGAAAGGTATTTGTATTGTGGCGTGATTGAACAATGGACAGGTACAACGGGATTGTTTGGTGATATTCCCGCACGACCTTGGAGTACATATTCAAACCTTGATTCAGATATAAATTATCTCACTGAAAAGGAAGTTTTGGAAAACATTTTGCGAAAATCAAATTCAAGGATATTTCACGCATTTGGTGATTGGTATGTTGTGCCAAACTCAATTTATTTGGATGAAGTTTTTTCTGGGCAATACTATGATCGCAGTGTATTTAAAGATGCACTTTCAAATGGACAAAATGAAATCATTGAATTTCAAGCATTTGGAATTGGTGATAGTAGAACTTTTGAAGGCAATGCAACTCGAAATGTCACAAAGCGAATTAAAGATGATTTGCAACCATTAGGAAATGATTTATCTATTGAATACCTTTCACCATTGAATAAAATTCGCACCGAATCCGATATCAAACAAGAGGGTGTGATTTTAGGTAGAATGAGCGTGGGACAAGGTTTTCCATTTGGCAGTGGAGGATATTCGCTAACATACGGATCAGTTGCAACAACGCACGATTTCGTTGCATCCAATAATCAATCGTACAAACTCACAAATTTCACAACAAGTGCAGGATCACGAATCACCGCATTGAATCAATTCGGGCGCACAAAAATTGGAAACTATGTTCCCGCAGATAATGTGGAATATAAATTTGAATACCTTTTTGATTCAACTGCAACGGGTGTAAATTACAAACTTTATTATTCAGTAAAAATTGATTTTGGAATTTCAACTGCACTTGGCACAACAAGATATTATGACAAGGCAAACAATTCAGTGAGTACATCATTGGTTTACAATGAAATTATTTTTCAAGATGCTGATGAATTAGGAAGATGGCAAAAAGAATCAGGATCATTTCCTGATACTTTTAATGGTGCATATTTTATGAGCGTGAGCATCACATTTTATCAACCCGTACTAACAAGCGGAACGGGATATTCAGCAATGTATTTGGATAATATATCGGTGTTTGATACTGATTTGGAAAGAAACGAACAAACACTCACATCAACAATTACTGAAAATAAAGGGGTTTATGAGCGGGAAACAATTTCAAATGAGGAAATTTGCAATGCATTTTTTGATGGTATTTTTACAACTAATCTTGATATTGATGATGATACAAATGCAGCGCAACAAATTTTGAATGATTACAGAACTTATGTGCCACGATATGAAGGCACTGGATATGGATTAAAAACAAAACCATTAACTCCAATGAATAAGTTGTACATGAATTTTGATAATTTCAAGGATGATCAATCCGCAATGGTTGATACTTTAAAATACAACCTCCGAAGGAATGAAGCGGAGTTTGTGGCACACACTCCAAACAACGATCCTGATGTAACAATCACAAGCCAATTGCGCCAAAATTAAACACTTTCCTTTTCCCTTGTTTGCCGAAACCTCGAGTGAATTTTTTTTGCTTGGGGTTTCTTTTTAGAAAGAATTTTTTCTATATTAGCGAAAATAAATTTTTTCAATTATGGAATTTAACACATATTTCAACTCCGAATTGGAGCGATTGGAACTCACACGAAAAAAGGTTTGTCAAGCACTTGGAATGACAATCCCAACACTTCGTTCAAGGGTGAACAATTGCGGTACATTTCAAGTGGATGAAATCAAAAAACTCCAATCGTTGGGGTTTGATCTTAATCGTTTAATTTAAAACAATGGCAGAAACAGAAAACAATTTGCACGAAAAACTTTTGAAAGTGCAAAACGAAATCGGAGCGATTTCAAAATCAGCAACAAATCCTTTTTTCAAATCAAAATACTTTGACATCAATGTATTGATTCGGGAGGTGTTGCCAATACTCAACAAACACAAACTCACACTTTTGCAACCCATCAAGGATGGTGAAGTTTGCAGTGTGATAAGTGATGGTGAAAACTCCATTGAAAGTGGGGTTAAACTTCCTGAAATAAATGATCCGCAGAAACTCGGATCAGCAATAACGTATTTCAGGCGGTACACATTACAATCATTGCTTTCGTTACAAGCGGAGGATGATGATGGTAATATGGCATCAGGAATGAAGCCAAAATTGACAAATGAGCAATTTGAAGTTGTGATGAAATCAGATCGACAAACTGCTTTAAAGGCAATTAAAAAAGCGGAATTGTCCGCAACTCAATTAAGTAAATTAAAATCTAAATTCAATATATAATGGCAGAGGATAAAATTTTTGCAGATGGTTTCATTGTGAAACGTAGAGAAAACGCACCCGATTTTGTGGTGGCAAATGTATCAATCAAGGTTGATGAATTCGGAAAGTTTGTGAAAGCAAACTCAAAAAACGGATGGGTGAATCTTGATGTGAAAACCGCTCAAAGCGGTAAAATGTACGCTGAACTAAACACTTGGCAGCCAGATGGCAAAGTGCAAAAAGTGGCACAAGGGGAAAGTGATTTGCCTTGGTAGTCAAGCAATGGGAGTGGCATTTTGCTGCTCCCTTTTTTTTATTTAAAAACAGAAAAAATGAAACAGATTAAAATATCAAATGATGAATTCATGAGTTTGATTCAAACAGTGGAAACTGAAAAGGAAATGTCAATGGAAATGTTTTGGGATCACGTTGAAATGTTAAAAGATACTGAAAATCCTAATGAGGTTTTTCAATGGATTGAACTTTCAATTTTTAATTACAATCTTTATGATAAACTGCATAAAATTTTCACTGAAACAACAACAAACGAAAATGATAAAATTTTAAAAATTAAAGAAAAATGAAACAGATACAAGATACAAATGAGGAATATCACTCAAAAGAATCCATCAGTGCATCAGGGTTGAAAATGATTGCCAAAA